CCATCAAGGGAGGTTTTTTATTATAAAAATTGTAAACATACTTAATCGTTTAAGTATTTCCAGACCAATATCTAGTTGAAGGTGCTAAATTAATTGAATAGTTTCCATCATATGCTATTGGTAAATATTTTGAAGTAGAAAGATTACAAGAGAATCCTTGATAACCACCACCAGCACTATTAAAAACTACTGCATTGGTGTCAGATACTGTTATTTTTGCAATATCACCATTCATGACTCCTTGTAATACTACACAAGAATCATTAGGTCCTAATGGATTAAAATATACATGCCCCGCACCAAGTTGTAGATCTTGTAAGTAGGTTCCATGTTGAATATTAATATATGGAAAATTGGAATTTATACCATTAGTTTTTAATTTATATGTTGAATATGGATAATCACTAGGACCAGATGCACCAGACAAACCAACTGGAAGAAAGTTTATTGTTGTTATTGCATCAGATGTTAGAGCATTAACATTTAATGTTCCATCCATTAATGAAAAATCTTTTCCAATATTAAGAACATTTCCTTTTCCGCTTATAGTCATACTTGCATTATTAAAGTCTGTTGTTGAATCAATATAAAAAACATCATATGACAAATTATTTGTTACATTTAATGTTCCTTGTATTAAATCATATAATACAGTAGTAGAATATGTATTATATGAAACAGAATTTGCAATATTAGCACTTCCTTTTATATAATAATTTACTCCAAATGCTTTACTTTGAAGCGATATAGAAGGGATCCTATTCATATCAGTTGGGTGTGGCTGTGGATTAAGGTATGCTGCACTATATGCACCATTAGCATGGTTTAAATAAACATTATCTGCATTAAAAATAAAATATCCTGTAGTACCAGTACCAATATTTACAGAACAATCTTCACGCACTACTATTGAATTTAAATATCTAACACCAGTTGTACTTCCCGCGCCACCCGAAAGCCCAGCAGTATAGCCACCGGTTCCTGTTAGCGTTCCACCCGGAGCAAATAATGGATATGCTGTTCCACCAATTGTATTATATTTACCAAAAACAATATCAGAACCTGAAACGGGTTTGGATGCAGCTGCAGGTGGTGCGGCGGTTATACCACCAGTTGTAAACCATAAACTCCAGTTTTTTGGGTTATTTACATCTGAATTTGCCGCCCCGGTCCAATAATAGGTTGCCATATATAATCCTTTATAGTAGTATAGTATTTATATACTAATAGTTTAGGTATAAATAATCCCCGCAAGAGGCTTTTTTATTCTAAATATTTTAGGCAGAGGTGATGGTTAATCCTCGTAATCCTTTTGGAGCCATTCGAAGTATACTCCATCGTATTACTAAGGAACCATCATCTCTGACCGAGGTATATAGGTCTAAATATACAGAGGAAATATATGCCAACCGATAAAGAAAACTTTGCACTAAGATTTATTCCTAAAACTCCTCAACAAGTAAAAGAGGAAATGATTTTAGAAGAAAAAAAACAAAAACGAGCAGAGCAACTTGCACTTTTAGAGAATACAAAATCAAGTCGAATTTTGAATGAAGATTTTAAAAGAACCACGGATAGGTTTTTTAATATTAACCCAACTAATCAACCAAAACAATCTATAGAACTAGAACAACCTATAGAAAAAAAACATCTATTAGAACAATTAAAAGTAGCCGATCCTCTCGTTGTCGTAGATGGTAATATCACAATTGATAATAATAAATTACTAAATTTAATATCGAGTCAAACAGAAACGATAGTACAAAATACTTTTGACAAGATCAATAATTCAAGTAATGCGGCTCAACTAAGTCTTGCTGGTGGTGGTGGAGGTGGTGGTGTTGACGTTAGTTTGAATGGTGATAAGTTTATTCGTAATCCGAGTACTATTAATTTTGTTGGTGATAATATTACACTAACCAAAAGAAGAAAAAATATTGATGTTAGTGTTTCTAATGTAGTAGTTGTTGCTGAAGATCCAACTATAGATTTTGCAAGAGAATCTACTATGTTAAGTGTCTTGCAATATATTAATAACATTAACCAAACAGTAAACAATTTAGAGGGTGTCATAGTTCCTACGTCTTATCCTGATGGGATTGGTGGAACTGGTGGTTATTGGAGTACCATTTAATGTATTACAGTGGTTATAATCCAGCCATTCATGATATTTATTTGTATGGACCCGGAAATGTTGGAATGCCAATAGGCTTAAATCCAACCAGTTTAATTTATGGAGCCTCTGCAGATTTTGCTTCTGTACAACCTAGATCCAGAGCCTTTAATGTATTTGGAGGATTTCCAGTTCCTCCCGGAGCCGGTGTGACATCATTACCAAATTATTATAATATTGGAAGTCCATTCTCTATTGTTGCAGGCGAGAAAACATTATTAGGATGTGTCCACTTTGTAGCAAATAAGCCTTCTGATTCGGGTGGCAAGGCAAAATATACAGGAACAACTACAGCATATCCATACTTATCCATAGATCTTTGGAACAATACATTAACTGGATTTTGTTCTTATGGTCCTTTAACAGGTATATATAATTGTGTTCCATTGGACCGATTAGGTGGTGGACCAACAGCATATGCACCACCAGTATATTTTTCAGGATCTCCAGAAATTCCTGGTTTTGGAACTGGGGCAACTTTTTATCAAATTTTAAGCCAGGATGTCGGGTTTATGGATTTGATAGGATCTGGTCCGACATTCAGTCAACCAATAATGAAAAAAATTAGTGTATCAACACTGTTTCAAGAATTCATTGAACAAGGAATGACAGCAACTTATATTAATTTCAAAGACTACGATAGCTTTCAGGTGCGTATTCCTGCAGTTAATACATATGTTTGGGATGGTAACGATAAAGTTATACCAGTAGATAGTGTATCTGCTGTTTATAGCATAAATGATATGTCACCTGCATTATATTATGAGTCTGCACCAAACCAATGTGATGCAGAATTTTATGAAACTGATACTAAAAAATATGGTGGTTGGATAGGTGATTCTTCTAGTCTGTTACTTTATATGAAAAATAATTCTTTATATTGTATAGCAGAGGCTATAGTATGGAGCAGTGCTGGTGGTGCGAATATCCCGGCAAGGTTTGGAATGTTCTGTCATGTGGCAGAGACTTTACCTCTATATAATTTTGTAGGACCTTTAATTGATAAAAATCATTATTCAACTCCTTTAAATCAGGGGTTAACTCTGGCTACTCAAGGTGATTTTAATACTTTACAAACTACTCTAAATAATTTTAATACATCAGTAAACAATTTATATGAAAGATGGACTACTTAAATTATGACATATGCTCCTACTCAAATTTTTGGACCGATTACTCCACTGTCAAATGGTAGTGCAACTGCTTTACCGGGTGTAACTCAATCTAGCTTTGTTGGCAATGCAGTAGTTACTGGATCGGGTAAGTCGAGAGAACTATATACACGTGCACCAATTAGTGCTAATACATCAGGTGTCACGTCAGAGTATGCTTCACATATTTTTTTAAATAATGAGTTTTGGTCTTTAGGTGTAAACCTTATTTCTGGATTTATTCCAAACTATTATATTGATGTTTTTAAAAATATTGAACCAACTTTTATTGGTGCAACAGGTTCAGTGTCTTTACCAGCAAGTGGTCCCGGAATCCAAAAAGGTCGTTGGGAAATTATAACCATTTCTTACAATAAGCAAACATTTTTAACAAGTCTTGCTGGAGCCACAGCTGAAGCTATAACTTCTTTAAATGTTGTACATGATATTGTTCCAGGCAATCAAACTATAACTGCAGAACATATCTACTATAGAAAAATCGGTAATGTTACTTAAATCGCAATGTATCATATGTTAATAGGAATCGATTATTCAATAACATGCCCTTGCTTATGTTTATTTGATGAACGCAAGTCATTTAAATTTGATAATTGTTTTTTCTATTATCTTACCAATACTAAAAAATATGCTGATAAGATTGCACCAAATATTACTGGTGAATCGTTTCAAGAATATGTACAAGATGTAGATCGATTTGATACTATATCAGAATGGGCAACGAATCTTTGTATTGGTGCTGCCGATGTTGGTATGGAAGGTTACGCATATGGTGCTAAAGGTAGAGTATTCAATTTAGCCGAGAACATGGGTCTTCTTAAATATAAGCTCTACAAGCATGCCATTCCCGTAACCATCGTAGAGCCAGCGAAGGTAAAGAAATGCGCCACAGGCAAAGGTAATGCTGATAAACAAGTAATGTATGAGACCTTCAGCAAAGAAACAAATACCAATTTAAAGGTATTGTTTGATCAAAAAACTTTAAGTAATCCTGTTACAGATGTTATTGACAGTTATTATGTTTTAAAGGCTTTGATAGAATCTAAAACTTAACGAGCAATTCTTCCAGCATTCATACTTGCACTTGCATCAAGTTTGGCATGAAATCTTTTTGGAACTTGACCACTTCCTTTAATTCTATCAATTACATCTTTAAATTGACTTCCAACAACTTTCTTGGGAGTCAAGGTAGCATCGATTGCTAAAGTTGGTGTACTGGCTTGCCAGTCTCTTTGAACCTTTTTCTTCTTACACTTAGGACATGCTTTTTTACATGGAATTTCTCTATCAGATAGAGATAACATTTCATCAAAGGTATGATCACATCCATTACATATAAAGGCGTAGTTGGGCATTATTTTTTCTTTCTAAAGGTAATTAGCATGTTTTCAAACAAGAATCCGTAAGACGGTTCCTTTGGTCTACTAATGAGTTCCATATTCGCTTCTTTGACAGATCGGTTGCCTTTAAAGAGATTACATGCTCTACATGCGGCTACCATATTCACCCAAGAAGATGCTCCACCCTTTGAGGTAGGTACAACGTGGTCGATTGTAGCATCTTTATTATTCATTTCTTTTCCACAATATTGACAACAATAGAGATCACGTCTTAAAATATTCTGCCTAGAGGCTGCAGCCTTTTTAAAGGGTAATTTTACATAATACTTTAAAATTAAAATTTTAGGAATTTTAATAGTTTTAGATACAGAGACAACTTCAATAAATTCATCTGAGGTATCTCCCCAAACTTTATCTCTGGCTATCAATTTATATGCTTTACTAATGGTAATGATATTAAGGGGTGTACTGTCTTGGTTTAACAAGAGGACCTGTTTATTCATACCTTTTAAGTATTTATAGAAATCTAAATATTTCATAGCCATGGATAATAAACAAGATCGTAATTTTTATTGGAATATTAAAGAGTTTATGAGCAAACCTCATAATACTGTAAGTCCTCAAACAAATACAAATAGTATTAAAGAAAGTATCAACGGTGTTCTAAATCAGAATGCTATGTATAAAACAACAAACTTTCAATCTAATATTACATCAGCTAACCATATTAGTCAAGCAATTAGTGCCGTTGAAAGAAATAATAAAAAGGGTACCCCAGATAATATTGGAAATACCAAAAATATTACATCCAATCCATTTGGCATGGTAAATGAAGGAATATTTGATGATTATGGTAAGGCCTTTATGAGTGGAGCAAAAGGAGTATCTGACTATGTTTCTAACATGTTTGGATCAGACGAAGAACCTATAGCTCCCGGTGTTCAAAAACCAGAAACTACAGAGCAAGCTCAACAAAATAATATTAATATTAGAAACGCATCTGCAAAAAATTTAACTCCACAACAAAGAAGTTTTGAACAAAGTACATCAGTTCCTACAACCCCTGTTGCAGATTCTACTAATAATACTCCTAAAGATCAACCTACACCAAGTACGACACCCGCTACAACTCCACCGCCGCCACCACCGCCTCCACCACCATCGAATACTCCAACTCAACCTGCTGCTGAAACAGAAGACAGTTCTGGTGATGATGTAAGTGATAAGATTGCTGCTTTAAGAAATGCTAGAGGACTTTCTGTTCCATCTCGCACATATCGTGGCGCAAATAAATCTAGCAATCAATCAGAGGTACAGAGTGCAAGTAGAGCTCGAAATAATGCAATTCGTGATGCTAATTTGGCTTTACGTTCTACTCCTGAAGGTGAAAAAGCATTCAGACAAGAAAAAGCAAAACGTTCAACAACTCAAGGTAATATAAAACAATCTGATATTGCTTTACGCTATGCAAAACCAGGGCAACGTGTTGCAGATACACAGAGTCCGGAAGAAACAGCAAGAATAGCAAATGAATTTGTTGCTTCACAAAAAGAAGGTAGAAAACCAAATTATCAAGCAACAACTCCAACTCCAGCTGGAACAATTCCTACTCCTGCTGCTTCCGAGGAACAAACACAACCAGGATTTGATCCATCTAAAAAACAAGTTAGTAACAGAGATGGAACCATTCGGACAATAAACCCAACTCCAGCTCCAGCTGGAACGATTCCTGCTTCAACTCCAACCGCTTCAACTGGAACAACTCCTACTCCAGCTCCAGCTCCAGCTGGAACGATTCCGACTACTCCTACTTCTGTTGCTTCCAAGGAACCAACCCAACCAGGATTTGATCCATCTAAAAAACAAGTTAGTAACAGAGATGGAACCATTCGGACAATAAACCCAACTCCAGCTCCAACTCAAACTCCTGCGACAACAGAAGAGCCAGCTCCAGGCAGAGCGGTAGATAATTTGGGAATGGGATCGTTACCAAATAATAGTGGTGGTCTTCAGAATGCTGAACAACCACAAGCAGGATTTGATTCATCTAAAAAGCAATATAGCACCAAAGATGGAAAAATCCAAACAGTTAATTCGAAGATTGCAAAAATCACAGCAGCTCCTAAAACTGCATTAGCCTAATACCAGTTATAAATACCTTAAAGGAACATTACTATGGACTATATTACCAACTTATATCGCAGCAAAGCTGAACAATTACAAGAACAAGTTAATTTTTTAGAAACTCAATTGCAACAGTTGGATGAAAACTCACCTCCTGCTTCTACTTTTTCTGGTAGTGGTAAGGGTCAACAAACCTTTAATGATGAACAACTAAAAGATCAAATGCGTCAATTCAAGAAAAGTGGATTCTTTGGTGCAGAAGTTAGCGATGATAAACAAAGTCAAGAATATAAAGATGCTCGTGATGAACTAGCTCGTCGTAGTGCACCTAAAAGTGCTCCAGCAGCTCCAGCTCAAACAGCACCAGTAGCAGTAAAAGCCCCTACTCAAAAGAAATCAGGTTCTGTAGCAGATACCGGTGCTGATGCAGGCGGTTATGGTCCACCATCAAGTATGTATGAGCCTCCAGTACAAGATACTCCAATTGCTCCACCAGCGAACGCAAGCCCAAGAGTCCAAGCAACAGATGCTGATGGTAAGCCTTCAAATACACCCGAAGCAAGAGGAAATTTACAAAAAGCAGCAATGAATCCAAGTGGTGCATACACCCCAACTCCCAAAACCAATGAACGTAGAACTCGTGAGAATGCACAACGACAAAATGTTTATAATGATGGTGTAGATCATGGCGGTGCAAGACCACCAGAACCAACTGCAGCACAAAAAGAATTTGAAGTCAGTACTCAACAACCAACAACTGGTGTTGGTCCAGACGGTGAAACACTTCCACAAGCAGAAAAACGTGTTCGTGATACCGCTCAAAAAGAAAACAACGCAAAAGCTGGACAATTTGTAAACAATCTACTCTATAACCGTAAGTTCAAGGGTGAGCAAGATGCAAGAACTCCTGCTCAAGATCCAGACATGGCAAAGGGTGCATATAGTACAAGAAATTCTGGTAATGGAACACCTGATGCTCAACGTGGTCAACACAGTATGGATCCAGAAACATGGATGGGCAAGGGCACCGATGAGGATCCTATGAGATATGTTCCAAAACAAGTTTCTACTAAAGATGATAGACCAACTTCAGGTAGAAAGCCTAATTATCCATCATCTACCATGGATTTATTAAAATTATATGGTGTAAAATAATGTCTTATCTGACAGATTATTATAAAAAACAATGTGTATTATTAGAAGAAAGACTACAATATCTTTCTTCTAAAATTCATACATTACAACATAATCTATCAGAAGAGAGCGGTGATAAACTTGCTAGCATGGATTTAGAACAGTTTGAAAGATGGATTGAGGGGAATCCAGGTGGCGCGGGCATGGCACGAACTATGAGACAAGCGGGTAGAGTTCGTTTAGGTTTACCGCCAGATCCAGCTCCGGGAGCACCAAAAGGAAGTCCAGATATGCCCAAGGGTGTTGATGGTAAACGAGCTTCTTATGCTCAAAGAGCCAAAGAAGGTATAAAGAATGCAGATTTTAGTCCCAAAAATATAGCTAAAAATGTTGGTAATCTAGCTGTAGGTCTTCCAGTTTTTATGGGAACAGAATATGCTGTTAACAAAGGATTGGAAAGTGTTGGGGTAAAAAATAGACATGCAAGGGGAGTTCCTGCTGCGGCGGTAGGTGGAGCTGTTGCCGATGTTGTAACCCCAATAGTGTTGGGTGGCGGTATTCCTACTCTGGGTGCTGCGGGTAAATTGGCTGGGAAAGGTGGATTATATGGGTTGGCAGCATATGGTGCTTTAGAAGTAGCTGATGCTATAAACAATATAGAAATAAATTCACGAACTGGTAAAAAAGTTGAAGATTGGACTGGTGAAGCTTTATACAATTACGTCCCACCAGTTACGATGGCAACAAATCTAATTGCTGGTAGTTCACCATTTGCAGGATTAGGTGGTAAAAATACTGCAACTGGTGTTCCAGGTGGCGAACGAGCACGAGTTCTAAAAAATGCACGAGAAGATCCAACATTTAAAGTTGATACCCGAGGTAAAATAAAATGAAATATCTCTGCACAAGTGAAACGTTATTTGCCACAATAAATAAACTCAATGAAGATATTAAAGGTAGAGTTGTTAGAGAAGTTGGTGAGATACTTCTACCTTCGGTTGAAAAAACAGTAGAACGAGCTATTAAGTCTACTAAAAATTATTTTTATGGAAAACCTACAATATCACCTTTACTCGATCCAGCTGAAAAACAGATATTAAACAACCTTTATAAACCACCCGCAACATATCCGTTAGTTCCATATAAAGCTCCAGCTAATACAAATCCCATTGTACATGCTCCACCACAAGAGATAGGAATTCCTGGAAGAAATACAAAGGGACAAATAGCTGTATATCGTAAACCAAAAGCTAAAAATGAGATCGAACCTTATAAATTTGAAAAAATTAAAGCAGATACAGATCCAAAACCAATAGTAAAACCAGATCCAAAACCAAAGGTTAAAGAACCAAAACCAAAGGTTAAAGAGGCACCACCAAAATTTGGATTTCCCTTTGGTGGAATTGATACACCAAATAGAGGAGCAGGTTCTATAAATGAACCAGCCTCTATAAGCGATCTTCCTTTGAATTTAAGAGTAGATTCTATTGGTTCATACGCAACACGACAGAGAATGTAATATATTATTGCATATTAGAAAATGTGATGTATACTTGTTTGGTGAAAATATATGTCTAGTATTCCTTTTAAACAATTCGTTCATAAAGATTTATTAATTGAAGGTGAAATAAAAGAAGCTGGTATAGATGGAAAACGTCTATACCAAACTCCTGAAGGTATTTTTCCTTCTGTAACCTCTGTTGTTGGATTTAAAAAACAACAATTCTTTGCTGAATGGAGACGAAAGAATCCAGAGGAAAGCAAACGAGTTTTAGCTAGAGGTACTAAGTTTCATGGTATTATTGAAAAATATTTAAATAATGAAGATTTAGATATTGATAATATGCATTCTGGAATGAAATCTTTATTTTCAATTATAAGACCAGAAATAGATAAGATTGATAATATTGTAGCACTAGAAACTCCGCTATGGTCTAAAATACTTCAACTGGCTGGTCGTACCGATTGTATTGCAGAATATGATGGTAAATTATCAATTATAGATTTTAAAGCAAGCACTAAAGAAAAACGTGAACGTGATATTGATAATTACTTTACGCAAGCAACTGCATATTCATTGATGTTTCAGGAACGTACTGGAATTATTATTGAAAATTTTGCTATTTTAATTGCGTGTGAAGATGGAAGACCACAGGTATTTCAAGGAAATCCACTGAAATATGTCAGAGAATTAAAAAATCATATTACATATTATAGGAATCATAATGGCTTGGGATAAAGCAGATAAAACAGTAGAAGACTTAGTCAATCAAAGAGGAACCAAATTATGGACTCAAATGAATGACAATTCAAAGGCATCAAAAAAACGAGAGTTATTTGTAGCCCAGTATGGTGGATTCTTTAAACAAGAAGGTAAATATTGGGTATGGGTTAGTGCTATTACTTTGCACAATGGATATTGGCTTAAACGAGCCGATACTGGTGAAAAAACATTCTTTACCAATATGGCAGAATTTGCTAAAGAACAAGCAATGACCTCTGGAAAGATATGTGAGCTTTTAAATGGTAAACGTAAAACATATAAAGGTTGGACAGCAGTTGAACTAAGACCAGTAAAAGATAGTGTTGCGCCAAATATTAAACTAAAAGCACCTAAAAAGAAACAAACAAGAAGCACTAAAACAGTGACTTTTGTTGATTTGCAGACTAATAGTATTTTTACAGTTAATAATCTGTCTGAATTTGCTAAGAATAACAGTCTTGATTATAGCAAGATCAAAAAACTAGCAAATGGTAAATGTAAAACTTATAAAAATTTAAAGTTATATAATCCGTTGGAACAATATAAGGAATCTCCAGAGCCTAAATAATTGGAGATGAACTTTAAAACACTTTTAGAACAAATTTTACATAAAACCGACCTTCAAGAAGGAAATCCAGTTCTTAGTGGGGTTTCTGAAAAGAAGGAACGCGCTAAATCAAATTCTACGGATAACAAATCCAAAGATGCAGCACGTAAACGTGTAGAACGTTCACGTGAAATACCACGGGATAAAAAATCTAAACAAGAATTGCTCAAAGATGTTATTATCGTTGAAATAAAATCAACTGGTATACGTCAAATTATTTTTAAAGATTCGTTTAATGCCGGTATTCATGAAAAACTCAATAAAGGTGAAGTATCTTTAGGTGAAGCCCAACAGGTTACTCAAAGTGAGAAGTTTGAAAAAACTCGAGCATCAACATTATTAGGATTGGGTGGCAAAGAAGATAACGACAAAGATGGATCAAAGAAGAGTAAAGGTGAAGAAAAATCTAGAGATGAAGCTAAACCAGCTTCATCACAAGATAAAGAAGTAAAAGAAAAACCTAAAGCCAAACGAATGAGTAAGGATCAGATGCTTCAATCCATGACTCAAATGACTCCAGAACAATTGGTTGGAATGCCATCTGACCTTCGTAATGAATATTTTAAGATGGTCAGAAAGCCAACGGCAAATAATGATTTTGATAAAATGTCATATGAAAATTTAAGTATCGACTACGGACTATCTAATGTCAGTAGTGCTCCATACAATGAACAAGTAATGAATGCACTTGTCTTTTTAGCGAAACTTAAAACTGGTGCCAGCGATCAAGAAGTACAAACCTATTTTTCATTAGCTCCTGATGCTAGAGAGTTTACTCGTTCTGCATTTTTTACTGCAAGAAAGATTCTATCTCAGATCGGTGATCAATGTCTTCAAAATTTATTAACAAACGTTGAGACAACTGGCAAACCCGTTAATGCTGATGGGAATCCTGATATGGAATGCGGAGAGTATAAATTTAAAATAGCTGCTGGCGGAGAAATATCTTTTTCTAGTACAGAATTTGATCAGAGTAATAAGAATTTTAAAAACTATGTTAGCAATTCTTTTACTCAAGCATTATCAAATCCAGAATTAATTGAAAATGATCCACAACTAAAGACTGCATTTCAAAAAATGCAACAAGGAAAAGAACTATTTTCTAAGATTTTAGTACCCGATGAATTGGTTGCACAAATTCAAGCAGATCCAGCATTATTAAAAAAGTTGCAACAAGCACAAATCATGGGTCCAGATGGTAACGCAATCGGTACTATTTTTGATGAAAATGGAAATTTAAATCCATTAGCCTCTGTTTCCAATTATACTAAAGCCTGGGAAGATGGTGCAAAGGATTTAATAAAAGGTAAGTCTAAGAAAAATGGATTAAAAACCAATATTATCAATAGTTTGTTAAAAACTATTTTACGTGGAGATAATATAACACAACCTGATCAAGCTCCAAATCATATTGTTACTATTAATGGTATTTTACCAATGACAGATGATTATTTTAATCAAATTTCTCAGAATTCTGATATTGAAATAAAACCTTCCGAAGATATCATCACACCTTCAAATGTTTTAAATTATAAAACATCTGCTGCACAATTGTTAAAAAGTTATACAACAGTCGTTGAAGCTGCTCAACCTAAGAAAAAAGAATCTTTAGAAAGCCTACTAGTTCAAAGAGATTCTATTGAACCAATTGGAATAATGGTAAATTCAATTGTAAAAAATCATGACTTTAGATTAAATGGAAGTTTGTTACCTGGATTTAATACTAAGGATTTGAATGGTGTACAATATAACTATGTTACTATTGGTAAAAAGACTATAAAAATTCCAGTATTGAAAGGTGAAAATATAAGCAATGAAGTTCTGGGTGAATGTTCATTGTTTATTAATGATATTCTAATTGAATCATTAACAAATAATTTTGTGTTAACTGATTTGGTTCGTAATGAACTCGTAAGTGAAACTGAAGCTGGATTTATTTTTAATTCTACAGAATTGTTAACTGAAAATTCTGAGTATGTAATGCTCAATGTATCTTCAATCTATGAAAACATCATGGAAAGGATAATTGACGAACCGCTTCGTCTTACTGGATTCATTGGTGACATAATGGTAGAGGTATATCAACGAGATTATAAAAAAGAATATAAAAACTACCACGGTAAGAAGAAACAAAGAAAAGAACGGTCTGCACGAGGGACTGCACGAGACTTAATGATTAAAAAGGGTAGAGCTAAAAAAGGTGATGGTAAGGATATTGATCATAAAAGACCTCTTCGTAGCGGTGGTTCAAAAGGTATAAATAATTTAAGAGTTCGTGATAAGTCTGCAAATAGAGCAGATAATGGTCATCACAAGGGTGAACACCAAAATAGAGATTAATAATGAAAAAGAGCAGTTTAACCAAAATTACAAAAGCCAATACATTATCCAAAAATAAATGTGGATTAAAAGCAATTCAAGAAAATATTGCCAATAGTACCATAAAATCTCTGAATGAACAAGTTTACAACCCAGACATCTATGGGCTAATAAGAAATAGGACTAAATAAAGGACACCATGAAATTTAAAACACTAATCAAAACCATCACAAAACTCGTTGAAAATGCGGGTGAAGCATCTGTTGGAGACGGTCTTTATAGCGATCCTAGAGCCCCACAAGGTCAATCTCCCCTCACCGACAAGGGAACCTTCAACCTAGCTCTCCCAAGGCAAATAGATGCTATTAACGCTATGTTGTACACCTTCTCCTGCAGAGATTATATCAACCCAGAGTCAATTTTAGGGGTTGTACAACAAAAATTAAATCTTGTAGGATTAGATTTTGCGTATCCAAAAACAGGAATGCCAGATGGTCTTAATACCTTTGAACTAGTTCAATATGGAAGCACCCAACTTGGCGTATATGGGCAGAATCCGTATGATGATGTCAATAAGGCTGGATTCAAACAAGGTGATGGTATTAAAGAAAAATTGGGACATTCATTAGCCCTAACTGTTAACATTACACTTCAACCAAATCATCTTCGTAAAGTAAGTCTGGTAATTGTTCCAACAGCAACCTCTTCATATAATTTAGATTTGGATAAGCATGACTGTGGCTGCAAACACTGAGATCATAATGCTTGATAAAAATACTCCCCTGACAGAAGATATATTTCTCGAATTCTGTCAGGGCTGTTATTTTAACAGTGAGTGCACAGGCAAAGCAGAATTCATGGATGATCTGAAGAGAATCAAATATGTAAAAAGACTTTTACAGAAGATTCATAAACATAAAACTTTAAAGTCAATTCGTGAACGACTTATAATAAATCATATAATAATTTTAAGAAATGTGTTTGGAGAAGAAAATGCCATACGCATTTTATTTTTTAAAGTTGAACCAAGACTATATTCGTATTTAAAATCATTTACTGTATTCTTAAATTTTAATATTAAGAATTTACCAGAAGTCAAATATCTGGAATTGAATACAGATCCAAGAGTAGATAGAAAATTACTACAGGTTGAAAAATGAATACACCACAATACATTCCATCTTTTTACTTTTATAAATTTGCTCAAGAAATTTCTGCTCCATTTACAGCATTGAATGCTTATCAAGCAGGTGCTATTGATCAAGATGGTAATATTCTAAAGGCAGAAAGTAGTATTGATCCATTAGAATATCTTGTAATTAAACTTAAGAAGATCTTTGCTGAACTCCCATCTGGAATGACAAAGGCAAAGTTAAACAATTATCTAAGTACACTTCAACTGTTTGGTGAAGAAGTACAACAAATTGGAATTACTGAAGGTGAATATATGGGTCTTGTAGAAGGGCACATTGCATTATATGTAAACCAAAACTTAAGTTATATTGAATTATGTGAAGATATGGCTGGTGGTGGTATGTCAACTGCGGGAACTTCACCAGGTTATAATGCTGGAAGCGTATCTGGTTTTGATTCTGAACTAATATCTGGCATTCAAAAAAGAAAGCCTTTATTAAAAGGTTTGGATAACTGTGAAATGTATGATGTCTGCCCAGAAGAAATGGGACACTTTAAAGCAGCAAAGGCATGGAAACATGTTCCCGACAGTGAAACTAAAACATATTTGCAAAGAGCTCAATCAAGAAATGCCAAAAAGATAGCTGTTCGTTCAGTTAATCCAGATACTGGTGAACAAGATGTTCATTGGATAAATTATCCTACGAAGAGTTTTAAAGAACAATATAAATTATAAATCCCCTTTCGGGGATTTATTTTATTCTTGAATAAACTTCTTACAACACTTAGGCTTTGAACAACCAGCATTTTGTCTGGCTTCTGTGATTACCTTAGTATTTGCATCATCCCAACCAGTAGCCCACTCCTCCCAATACACACTGGTAGACTCATTCACATTCGATGCTCTTTCTGCACCACCCATACGGGCTGCATATCCCTTTTGATACGCTTCACCTGGAATATATGTCATTGGAATTCTCCTGAATTATCTATTGGCTTAATTATAATTTGATTAAGCAACTTATCTAATGCCTTGACATGTGCAAACTGTTCCTTGATAGCAAGGTATCCACGAATCTCAATAAGTTTAAAATATTCTTCTTGACTAAATGGAGTAGTCTTAGGCTTATGCTTGATAGGTCTACGAGAAGGCTTTGGTGGATTATTTGGATTAAACTTATTGTTTGGATTAAAATGTTTCTTATTATTTTCTTTAGTCCATTGATCTAAAATGTCATCCATGTTAAGATAGTCACGAAGACTATCTGCAGGGTTTTCACCATTACGCATTTGATCCCACATCTTCTTAAACTCTGGGCTAGTATTACCAAAGAAGAAGAATCCGTTATTTGGATTGTTCTCTTCGCTATCGTCACCATTTTGCCAATTTCTAAAATCGTTATGATCTGAATTTCCCATTAATTTCCTTTAGACATCAAAAAATTGTTCGTAAACTTGCTTACCACGGTTATCTGTTACAGAGACAAAGCGAACATGACGTTCGATTGAATCACTAATATTTAGAGGGTCTTTAGGACCAAACTCAATGGTCTTAATCCATGCAGGACATCCACCAATGGAGATTCGAACCTCAGTTCCATTTGCATCAGTGCCATAAAAATCAAAGGAAGATTTCTCTCCATTATAATAGGTGAAAAAACAATCAATATGATCATACTTCTTGCGAAGTTCATCAAACGACATCATTGTGGCAGTTTTAGCCATTGGGCAGTCTCTTTTGCTTGACACACACAGGAAGTTGACCACTCGCGTCAAGACTGCGAAGTGTACCAACACGAGCCTTCATAAGACTCTGAATACGATTGCGCTTCATGCGTTCTTCACGCTTCTTATGAGCACGTTTAGTCATACGTTGTTTTGAGTTAGGCATAATAATAATATACTCCGGTTTATTTATTCGTCAAGCAAATCAACTCTGGATTGAAGATCATCTAGTTTATCCATTAGTTCTTCTAATTTTTCAGTAAAGTCAGTAAAGTTTTTAGATGTAAGAATGGTTTCTAGTTGTTTGAGTCTGCTTTCTAGAGCAAGATTTTTAGCCTGTAATTCTTTCATTCGATCATTGAGTGCTTGATTAATAGCAACTTGGTTTGACCCAGGTTCGGTCAAACCATTGAGAGATGGATCATATTCGTAATGTTTAGGAGTTTTATACATTTTGTTAACTTGCTTGGCTTTATCCAAGGCTTTATCTAGATTTAGCATCGCATCTTTCTTATAATATGACTTTGTTTTAATTGGATCTGGGGGTGTTTCCATAGTCATATTGTACACATATTTAAGGGTAAGTCAAATAATAAATGCAAGAGGAGGGATTCGAACCTTCGTAGAAATTAATCATCACATTTACAGTGTGACCTCGTTGACCGCTTGAGTACTCTTGCGTAGTTTATTTAGGTGTCTTTTTAGGCTTTTTCTTTACTGGCTTCTTTTTAAAAATTGCTTCATAATTTTTACCATATTGTTCCAAATTTACGTGTCTGGGGGAACTTCCCTTACCTGCACCATGTGAACCGTAAGTCATAGGGGAAGTATAACATATAGAACTTTTGTGTCAACTAAATAATAATATGAAGAATAAAGGTTATTACGGTTGGATTCATTCCTTAAACGAAGCCGCTATGCAATCTCGCCAAAATGGGATTAATATGCTAGCTGAACAAGCCGCACGTAAAGGTGAAATGCTTAATGAGGCAAATGATCGAGAAACACCATCAATCAATACTCGTATTAAAGGTAATCCCAGAGCCGGTAATAGAACAGAGGTAGGTGAAGATGATCCGAGCCCTACAACAGATATATCTAAAGGATTTTTAAATTTATTAGCGAATATAAATTATGGTAAAGATAGTGGAGATCCTGCAACTCATGGAGTTGCTCCGCTACCAGCTAAAGATCAAATAACCTTGGGAGCTAAGGGTAGAGTTCCAGAATTTGAAGGTAAAAATAAACGGATTGTGCCTCTTACAGGTAGTCAAGGTCCTGGATTTGAAAGAGCAATCCGTAATATTACAAGTATGTCACAGGGAGTACAGAATGCAGGAAAATCTCCTTTTGATGATACTGGTTCTGTTGAGATTCCAGATGTTGAAGGTTATGAACCAAATGATCGTACTCCGAGTAAAATGGTACCAGATGTTGATATATACCGAGAGATTAGAGCAACGAAAGATGCTGAATTAGACTCTCCTAGAGGAATTAAGAATTCACGAGCTGGTGAAAAAGCCAGATTAGCTGCCGCCAAATTAACAAAACAAAGAAATTCTGCTCCAAATTTAGAAGTTGCTAATAGAGATGGTGATTATGATGCCGATTCAGGCGATGCACTAGTACAAGGACGATTGGCACAAGCTAATGCAACAAATTTTAGTGATCCAACGGGTGCACAAGCAAGAATTGAAACTGGTAATCCAGTTATGGGTGATGATGAGATTGTAGCAAGAGCTGGTCAAATCTCACGTGCTGTGAATGCCCCTAAAAGAGTTAGACTTCGCGGTGAATGGCCTCAGACAGCAGAAAAATTAGCTACTTCTGCTGGAGTAGAAAGTGTAAAGTCAAAAGAAGATGTCAATGCTCTTACACAGGCTGCTTTGTCAAACCTACCATCAAGAATGCAAGATGCCCGAGCACAGGATAATGTTCGAAGAAACGATAGATCTAGAATTATCGCACTTGCTGACGCAAAAGCTGCTGCTAGTTTAGCAACGCAAGAAGCTAAAGGGCAGGGAATGGGTCAACAAGGCATTGCAGATTATGCACGAGATGCTGCAAGAGCAGCTGTTAGAGCAACTATGAGTGATGATAGACCACAAGTCTTGGGAACCGTTAAAGGTCCACCTAAAAATGCTCGTACTGCTACACGATTAGCTACTGAATCAGTAACAGATAAAATTACAAGAATGTTAAATGGTTAAAGATCGGGATTCCCGATTTCTCGAGTCCATTCCCATTCTTCCCATAACATTTTAGCAAAATCGTCGTCAGGATCATGGCGGCGCATTTCTAATTCTGCTAGACCAGGTGCTGAGATTGCAGCATCCATTTCCCACGATAGCCAAAACCATTCACCCTTTTTAAGAAGGTTGTTGGTAATGAGACATCGAATGTCTTTGGACATCTTAGCTGATATACATAGCCGTTACACCACCAGCCAGTGTTGGAATAGCGTATACTTGCATGGGTAAAATATATGGGCTTTGATTAATTACTAATCCAATTGATGCAGTTGCGCCAGTTGGACCATTATTAAGTACATGTATTGTTGATGATCCGGTAGTAGCAGTTCCTCCGGAAAACAAAATGCCTTTATGCTTTGGAAGTCTTGAAGAACCAAGTGAAAATTGATTTGCTGTGAAGTATTTATCGTACATGTTACAAATATTTAGGAATTTTTAAATGATTCACTTGTCCAAAAGATTTCTAGCCATTTTGCTTCATCAACAAAACTTGCCATCCAAACACATCTATGTACTTTATCAATCTTTTTGAGTACACCAACATGATATGAATTGGTTCCACTATATTGATCAACTTTTACAACATATGGTGTTGTGGTTTGAACTTTATCAATAAAAGTTTGAATATATTCAGGATATACGGGTTTTACAGCAGGAGGAAGTGGTTTAGGCTTTCTTTTGCCATATTTTGATGTTTTTCTTATTTTTGCCATTATTCTAAATATTTATATGAAAAAGTTGATTGAAGGTAATGTTTATAACGTTCAGCAAGTTAGTACACTAAAACCCGATTCTTCAAAAACCGGACTACATCAATGGACTACTGAAATGCGTAAACAAGTAATGGAAAAATTACGTGGGTACGCCCCAGAAAAGGTTGATGCGATTATTAAAGCAACTTTTGGTGATATTATGGACTCAAAAGATATTTAATGTATTTGCCATTTTTGAATTGCTGTTAAAGTGTTCGTTGAACTGCTCTATCAATTTTTCCTTATGGTCAACTAATCTGTTATATTCCTTTAAACTAGTCTTTCCATCGGTTTCACACTTACCAATGTGCTTTAAAGTTTCACCATAGTCATAGATCATTTCTTCTAATTTCTTATTGGTCATATTATAAATAGTATGTAGGCTAGGCGGGGAAAGTCAATAATTAATATGCTAAACAATATATTAAAAAGTCAAAATTCTTCTTTTTCATCAATTGGATTAGCTACTTGTTCTGGTGCTTTGTTATTCTATATAAGAAAAAACGGAAGTCTAGGATATATTTCTGATAATATAACAAATTATCGAAATCAGGGAATTAATATGACTCCTCCCAATGGCTTGGGAAAATGTAAACAAGTTGCTGTGGGATATCGATCTGCAGTTGTTTTAAAAACTGATGGCACTGTTGTTGGATGGGGGGATGATGGAAATACAAATCAAACCAATACCCAATATTTGATGGAACAGTTGACCCAAACAGGCAAAAAAATTACCAAAATTGCTGCTGGTGCATATCATTATGTTGCATTATTAAATGATGGTTCAGTAGTAACTTGGGGAAACAATAATGCGAGTGCCCAATTAAGTGATCCCAATACGGTTTGGTCACCTGTAGGTTTGATTCCAAGACCAACTGCTGCTGAACATCCTTATATTATTGGATATACTGCTTATAATATTTGGGAATATAAACAAGACGCTGCTACTTTTGCCGGTACAGTTTCTTCTCCAACAGTATGTGTCCCTAGTCCAGATCCAAATATATCTTATAGACAATTTAGAAATTTGGCGTATGGTTGCCCATTACATAATGGTGAATCATATGATCCAGGAAATCCAAGTGGAGCATATGATACTCCTTATATAAGACCCCCAGGATCATCGTATGGGGGAACATATCCAATTCCCAATGCTGGTAGTTTTGCATGGGGGGGACAGCTAAATTGGCTTAACGATACTGGTGCTCCATACGATTATCAATTTTCACGTGCTACTGTAGGTGATACTAATAGTGTTAATTATAGTGGTACTGGAAGTAGTTGGCTTAAAAGCACTTCACATTTAACAATGGCATCTGGTTGTTACAACGGTGACTGTACCTCACCAAATTCACTTTTTGGTACATCTGGTAAAAAATATACAGATATAGCTGCTGGTAGAGGTCATACTATTTTATTAACGGAAGATGGAAACATTGAAACGTGGGGGGAGAGTTGGTTTTATACAATTACAGGCAGTGGTGTGCAAGGAAATCTTGGTTGGGGCAGAGTTGGATCGGGAATAATTAATGGAATAAATACCGAAACAAATAATGGGTGGGGAAAAAAATACCCGTTTCCACCTGCTCCACTTGGAGATAATACTGCTCCAACAGTTAAACTTTTAAAAACTACTCCAGGTTTGGTAAAAGCAATTGGAACAGGATATTATACGAGTAAAGTTATTAAAAGTGATGGTTCAATTTTTGCATGGGATAGAAATGAATGGGGTGAATCTACACCCTTTTTTAACTCAGATGGAACTTCTGGAATTCCAACGGGTCAATTCAAACAAGTAACTGGTGGATATCATCATACGGGTGCATTACGAGAAGATGGCACAGTTGTATGTTGGGGAGAAAATAATTCGGGTGAATGTAATGTTCCGGTTGGATTAAAAAATTGTATTCAAATAAGTGTAGGAACAAGATGGACTGCTGCTTTAAGAAATGATGGTATGATAATATTTTGGGGAGAAGTGGATGTTTTTGGTCCAGGGTATACTGCAGTAAAAGATGTAAATAATATTAAAATGACTGATTTGGTTATTAATACTGCGGTTCAAGATAATATTGAAAAATTAGATACCAGTATAGAAGTTAGTACAGATGCTATGAATTTGGATTTTACTAATGCTGAAAAATCTAGTAAAATTCCAGTACTATTACAAAACAATATTAAATACGGACAGCTAGCATATGGAAGTAGTGGAATATGTGGTTCCAACTTTACTGTTAACGAAGCGCAATTCAAATCGTTTTTAAGTGATTCCCTTTCTGGTTATCTTTCAAATACAGGATATACAAGTTATTTTGGTACATCTTTACATTCTTTAGTTTTAGATTATGAAAATGAGATAACAAATTATATCAATGGAGATGTAGATCCAATATCTGGGTCTTCCTGTGAAAAAGCTTCAAATCTTCTTAATACGCTTTTAGTTTATGCTAAAGATGTTTCTCCAAACTCAATTGTATATGAATATAATGTACCAAACTTGCCATATTATTTCGCATTTACAGAAGGAAATGCTTGTACATGGTATGGAAAATCTGGTGTATCAACATTACAATATGAAACTGAAAAATCTAGATTATTAAATCAACAAAAATTAAAACTCCAATATTTTAAAAAGTCTAGTGATTACATAAACATTGCTTCATATCCAACTTATACTGATAATTTTTATGCTTATTCTTCAGAAGCTACACAACAATGGATATACTATGGTTTATGTGGTGCAGCTCAATCTTATATAACAGAATATCCAATTGATAAACCATTAAATATTTTTACAACCTTTACAACAGCTGGTGGTAGTGAATATGTATTAACAGGTACAGCTAGTAATGCAATGACTGGTTATACCTCATTACAAAATTACCAATCGTTGGTGAGTTATAATTCACATCTTGGAATTTATAATTTTAAACCAGCAACAGATATTGGTTGCAGAAAAGCATTTATGTGGTTTCCTTTATTATATACAATAAATCTTGCAAAATCACCAGCAGGAAATTGTTGGGCTACAGGTAGTGACATATATGCTACAAGAAAAGTATTAAATGATCTTTGGTGTGATACACAAACTTCAATATATACAATTCCAGAAACTGAGTTTTCAAAATACGCATACAAATATACTTTACCTTTAGATGATGATGCTATTTGGTCTGGGTCTAAAAGTCTTGTAGGCTCATGTGTTTCTCCCGGTGGTATATTTGCTGATGTTAGAGCAAAAACATTTCAGGCAGGAATAACTAAAATAATTCAAATGACACGATTATTTAAGTCATGGGCAGGAGATACTGGACCTATGACTGAAGATTGTGCTACTGTTATTGGAAGAACAACACCATTTGTTCAGGGTCTTACCGCTTATAATGGAAACTTATCATACGTTCCATATGATCCAAGTATCTTTACCACAACTGGTTCAACTGTTACTGCTCAGTTGGCTTCTTTAGCAAATAATTATTTACCAACAGGACAAACAGAAACCGGAAGATATACTAGAGCATATAGAAATGCTGATGTTCCATTATACAATAGATATGATTCTACTATAACACCTAATGGTGCTTTGTCAAATTGTAGTAATCCAATTATTACACGAATTGTTGCTCTGACTGGCTCAGATACTAGTATAGGAGACTGGATTCGTACAAAGGGATTTGATTTAGCCTTTGGTTGGAAAGTTGGTGATGCAAGAGTTGCTGATGGACGTTCTATCTCTCCTGGAAGTACAGCATATCAAGCCACAGTATTAAATAATGCTAATACCATTTTAAGTGAAATTGCTACTCATGTTCCATTTGAAAGATATGGATGGACTATTGGTGATTGTGATTTTAATTCTAATTTATTAATTTATTCGGCAAATGAGCCCATCAATGATGGAAAGTATCTAGGAAGTGCATGGTATAATAATGGTGTGATTTCTATGATGCATGCATTGGGTACGGCTGGCATGACAACTGGTTTAGAAACTAAATTAAGAGGATTACTTGAGGGTGAAGTATATGGTTTAATTGAAAACTGGGTAGAAAAATATGGATGGTATACTAAAGGGCAGTTAACAGGAATGCCTACTGGATCGGGGCAACCAAACACTAATCAATGGATTGAACCAGCTGCAGCTTTACTAAACATTTCTTTATATCTTGGAGATAAAAAGTTCTTACCAGCATATAATCTTGGTGTTGCCCTATTAGCTGAATCTTTTGCTTATGAAGGTGCCGATGGTGGATTTGCTGAAGGCTTTGGTTACGCTCAACAAACTGTTGGTGAAATGGTAAATTCAATTAATTATATGGTTGCCACTGGAGATACACGACTCGTAGATCCAATTAAGTTCCCATTTTTACAAAATTATTGGCAATGGGCTATTGATTGCCAATTGCCTGGCAATTATATTATTAATTGCCAAGATAATAGAGGTGGTCAACAAGCAAATTATACTATAGGATATTATTGGCCATCCATTCTTGCAAGTGCATTGTCATATCAGGGTAATACAGCATTAGCTAATTTTAAATATCTATTCCCTACGAGTCTTCCTAATTTGCAAGGTTTGCAATATACTATTGCGGCTCAAGGTATTACTGCAGCATTAACAATTCCAAACTATAAGTTTTATCCAGATAAACAACAAGTTATTTGGAGAACGGGTAGAGATAAACCATCAGTAATTGGAAATCCATATGATGTTGGACTATCTACATTTGGTAATACAGCTACACCCCATTATGCTATCTGGGCAAAGGGATCCTCAGTTAAAGAAGGACACAAACATACCGATCAAGCACATATAAGTGTGTATCAAGGATACAAAGTTATTCTTATGGATTGTGGTATTGATTATGAAACATCAAATCCATTATTAATAAATCCCATAGATACTTTACAACAATCTACTGGTCATAATATTATGCAAGTTGGTGCTGTAGATAAAAGTATTATAGTTGCTGCTCCTATTACAGTTACTACGCTTGGTGCAACTGGAGGTAATATTACAATTAATGGAACATCTGCATATACTAATATTAATACCTGTACAAGAAATATTATATGGGGTGCAACTGGATTTAATGGTCCATTAACTGTAACCATTTTTGATAATTTTAATAAAACTACCGGAGTAACAGCAGGATTAGAAGTTTATAGATTGCATACAGGAAATACTACTGGTATGACTATTACTGGAACTGGAGCTGGTTGGACCGCTTCTTGGGATAATGTTACAATAGGTATTACTAGTAATGTTAATATTACTGTAGGGCAAACCGGATTTAATGATTTTACTCAATTAGTTGCAAGTGGGACAAACCTAGGTAATGCTAGAGTTCACAAAATGCTTAATATTGGTACTGTAAATACAATACCAGCCGGTAATACCTTTAGTTTAACTACAAGGGTTATTGTTACTCCTTAATAAAATACCCTTAACTATCCTATAAATACTCATATGCCGCATCCAAATAATGATTTTATTAAGAAATTTATAGGAGAAGCTCGAGTAGATCCCAAGCAACAAGCCGCTTTGTTAAAAAAACAAAGAATGGATAAATATTATCAATCTTTGCAAGAAACTAAAGTTGCACCGGTAATTGCAGAAAATACCAAGAAATCTATTGAGTCTACAATTCAAAAGATTTTTTATAGAGAAAAAGATACGTACGAAACAGCTTTAGTAGAAGCTAAACAGTTTGAAGGTAGGTGGGTTGAAAAAAGAACTGCTGATGGTATTTTCTATTATAATGCACAGCAAGATGTATGGATGAATACATTCGGAGTTATTAAGAAAACTCTGCAAGAATTGCTTCTCTTTACAGTTGGTTATGATGGTGATGAAAAATCTACCACATCTTCATCTTTATCTTTTGCTTCTCAATCGTATTTTTCAGATGATGGAAGTAAACTTGCATTATATTCTTTTGATATAGGTAGTCAGCAATCAAGTATTGGTGTGTATGATATATCATATTCTCCTACCTTAACAACAACTCTCTTAGACACAGTATCTTTGGGGGCTGTTCCATTTACAGCACAATCAAATGAAAAATGTTTTGTTTCTGATGATGGAACCCATTTGATAACAAGTTGTCCGGATAGTCAATCAGTATATTTATTTGATGTTGCTCAAAATTCTTTATTACAAACAATTACAGAAAATTATAGTAATTTTGGTAGTAAAATTGCTGTGGATAAAGATTTTTATGGTATGGCTATCAGTACAAATGATTTAACACGAGATCCAAGCTCTACTGATACAAGAGTTTCTTCTTATAGTGTAAGTTCACCTATAATGTATTATAAGAGAAACTTTGGTTCTAGTAATACTCAACAATTTAAAAAGATTCATAATCATAATGCTATTACAAACTATAGACATTCTGGACTAGCAACGTGGGTTGGTGTTGGACTTATCATTAATAAAGCAGATTATTATAATGATCCACCTGCAGGATCATTGAACAATACATGTGGTATTAATCGTTGTGATGATATTGCATGTAAAGGATATAATTTTGCAATTTCTAATATTGCACTTGAAGCTGACCAGATTAATTATAAAGCACAATTTCCTAATTTATCCAATTCTAAGTTTAATATTATAAAAGAAGTTGGATTTACTTTTGCTCCAAATTATACTGATAATATGGTATATAAAATGTTGGGAGCAACAGGAAATGTTGCATATCCGTTTTTCACTGGAATTACTACACCAATACAAGTATACACCGATGAATTTTTAACTAATACCGCGTTAAGTGATTATTATATGGAAGGAACTGTTGGTTTAAAGAATTTTAGTATTGTAAGAAAAATAGATAATCAATATATTTACGATAACAGTTATCGAGATTCGG